ATTATACGATTCCTTAAATTATCGGCATTATTAATCATTTTTTGAGTACCGGTGTTGAAATTTTTAATTGTTTCATCTTCAATAATATTTTTTTGGATAGGTTCAAAATTTTCGGTGGAATCTGCAATACCCTGATTGTATGTTGAAACTGTATTTCTCATTTACAATTAAATGAGAAATTTATTTATTTTTTTTAGCAATAGTTTTAAGCAATTGACGGTGCTTGTTTGAAAAATGAGTATAATGCTAACATTGCAATAATTAATCCAAGTATTACTGCCATCATAGTGTAAATAACTTTCTTTTTGTAAATATTTTTTTCAATTGATAGTTGAAGCATTTTATTTCTTGTATCTAATAATTTAATTTTATCTTCAATTTCCTGTGATTGCCCATAAATTTGTTTTTGTTTTTGTTCCAATTGTTGAGCTTTCTTTTCAATTTCAGAATTTTGTTTGTCGATTTTGGATTGGGCGTTTAAAATGTTTGATTTAACTTGGTTAAGTTGGGAGTCATTTGAGGATGGTGGAGGACGTTTGCATGAAGGTGGGTTGCCATCAGTATTATTAACACACTGGAATCCAGTTGAACAATCTTGATTATCACCTCCAGAATTACATATACAAGTTCCATCTGGATTTCTTGTTTGAGCATTGCTGGGACAATCTTGATAACAGGTATCACCTTGTTGCCACCATCCGCTGGGACAAGGAGGGTTTGGTCTTGTTTCCCATTGAGAGTTGGTGGGAATAGTACTTTGGAAGTTAGGTGTATCAAATGTTTCCATCAAATTATTAAATTTTTCTGCATTCATAAAATTTAATAGAAAAAAAATCTAAATTATTTCAACTTATAATAACAAAAGTATATCAACAAAACAATAACTATTAATATCATCATAATCCATCTATTCCTTCCCATATCTTCTCCTGAAAATCCCTCTACTAAATAAGGGTTATATCCTTTTCCACCCTTATATTTTCCCCGACTTACACCTTCCATCTTACCATAGGGATAATTATATATCGGCTGATCATTCAAATACTTATTCTCGTGATTATATGCCCAATAATTCTTATTCTCCAATAAATGCTGACTTGGATATGGATAAAATGGATCATTATTTCTAATAACTATTTTAGCATTACTTCCTAAATAATCAACTGGATCATCCGCTGGAGTTGGTACAACTGAGGGAATTGCAACAGTTTCAACAAATGGCTTTGCCTTAGGATATGGATAATGAACAGAAAAATCACCACCTCTACGAAAATTTAAATTATCCAAAATTGGAACATAAAATTTGGATGTATCACCTTTATAAATCTTACTTGTTGGCACTCCCAACTGACTTCTCGGAGCCGGTTTTAAATTAATATCTTGTGCTATAGTTCTGTTATAATTACCGGAAGCTGGAGTACTCTTATCTGTTTCAAATCCCAAAGGAGTATGCTGCTGATTTACTGTATTAAATGATAAAGTAGATAATTTCTTGGGCTGATTAAAATTAAATCCTAAAATCTCTTGGTCATATTTTGGGTCCATATAAATAAAATACATTTTTTTTTCACCTTATTTCACCATCCTATAATAAATACTCTCTCCTGTCATCGGACTATAACGAATTATTTTACACACATCACCAGACTTCATACCATAATATTTAGCAACTGGATCAGTCGATAATATCTTCGGTAATTGCGACTTTGTTGACTGGTATTCATCCAAAACCTTATTTACCTCTTCTTCATTTAACAAAATATGTTTTGGTACAATCTCATGATGAGTAATATTAAACATCAAATTCTTCGTCAAAAATATCTCATAATTCTTAAATTCATCATTCAAAAGTTCTTTTGCAATCTGTGGAGTTGGTTTTTCTTGAACAATCACGATAACTGACATTTCCCTTGTTGGGAAAGTTTCATCAATAAAAGCTTTTAATGTTGTTAAATCTTTTTTGCTGAAGGTTTTGCTTTCAAGAATATATGAGACATAAACGGTTTTTGAGGAATTAGATTTGTGATTTGCCGTAATATTGATTTGGTTTTCTTCTAATCTGTTTGCAAAATCTTGGTATGATAAATTCTTATCTTCTAGAGAGACAGTAAAACCACGATCTTCAAGCATCTCAATTGTGGTTTGTCTAACACGAAAATATATCCGAGTTTTCGAAAAGTTATCCATTCTCTTCCTTATTATTACACTTTATTTTTAAGTTAAAAAATATTCAATTTTTCAATATTTTTTTCAGCATTTTCACTAAACTTAAAAAAATCAAAAGTATATTTCTTATAGATGGAGGATTTATCAGAAAATGAGTTTGATGAATCAGAGTATTCTTCTCAGGATTCTGATAACACAAAAAAATTACCTGAAGGTTTAACCTCATTAACATTTGGTCATAATTTCAATAAATCTGTTGATAATTTACCAAGCACTATAACTAATTTATCGTTTGGAAGAATGTTTAATAAGAGTGTTGAGTTCAAAAGAACAATGTTCTTTTGAACCACCGTTGGGAGACATTTTTGTCTCCCACGGACAATTTACCAGAGTCATTACAGACATTATCATTTGGAGATAATTTTAATCAGTCTGTTGATAAATTACCGAGAAATTTGAAAGAATTATACTTTGGTGATAATTTTAACAAACCAGTTGATAATTTACCAGAAACTCTGCAAACAATAAGATTTGGAAGAAATTTTAACCAGAGTGTTGATAACCTACCGAAAGATTTATTGAGTATAAGTTTTGGTGATAATTTTAATCAATCAGTTGATAAATTACCGAGAACACTGCAGGATATTTCATTTGGGGATAATTTCAATCATGATGTTTAATGCGTTTAATTTTTATTTTTTAGAAAAGTAAAAAATAAAATCTTAATCGGATATATTACGCAAGATTATTTATTGAATGAAAGTATGAATTATATTAAATTTGGAGAAGCAGAAAGACTAATTTTTACAAAATGATTATGGAGAGAAGAAGTTTAAGAAAATATTTTTCCTTCAATTATCTATCAGAATTCTTAAGGTTACTTCTATATTTAGTAAAAAAATATTATAAAAATTTCATTGGATAAATAATTTATTATTTAGAATACGTTTAAATTTATTTTATTTTTTCGAAAAATTAAAAAATAAAATGTTTATATAATATAATATATAATGAAGGGATTTAAATATAATCCAGATCTTAGTTATGGGACCACTATTGCGGATGGTTTAAGCGCATATAGATCAGTTTATACTAAAGCGAAGAACACCAAATCAAAAGGTGTTTTGATCAATAATAATACTACAACTAAGCAGGGAAATAATCCCGAAAATTTATTAAACACTTATTTTGTTTCAAGTCAAATTACCATTAAGAACCTTAAAAAGTGCGACAAGGAATATGAAGGAAGCTATATTTCTAATTGGTCGTTTGCAGTTGATTACCCAGCGAAGATAACTAAAAAATATGTTTCTCTTACTGATCCATCTAAAATTCTTGATGTTACTTTTAATTATTATGATGATGATCTTTTGGACAGAGTTAAATTTGAATGGGCTGCTGAATGCCCAAAGAAATCTCATTGATAAATAAAAAACATTAGAATGCGTGTAAATTTATTTTTACGAAATGAGTAAAAATAAAATCTAATAATATATTAATGTGCAAATATACTTGGTATATAGCAGAGTCAGAGTCAGAAGGTCTTTCTCCTGAAGGGGGTAATAACTCAACCGGTATCTCAAAATATCATGGAAAGAAGGATGGAAAAGGTAAAGTTAAACTTACCGAAACTTACAATGATTCTTATTACATAGATACAGAAGGAGTTTATAAATTTGTTACCACTTCAGTTGTAAAAATTACTAACACCTGTGATTTGAACGGAACTTATTTTGCAAATTATAAGTATGCACAAGGTGCTGATAATGTTAGTAATATTTATATTTCATCATCAGAACCCTCCAAACAAATTAAGGTCACATTCAAAAACGATTTTGCAAAAGTAATTGTTGAATCAATCTAATTATAAATAGTTTAAAAATATCCTTGTATTTTTAAGTAAAATGATTTTTACATTTAAGCTTCCAGGACAGACACTCGGACAACTAACTAAGAATGTCCAGGATAAATCAAAGAAAAAAATTTGTTTTTTGGGAAGACTTGATCCAATGGCATCAGGAATAGTTTGTTATTTTACGGATGCAGAATGTCGTTTAGCAAAAAAGTATCAATGTGTTGATAAGACGTATAAATTTAATTTGGTTTTAGGAATGTCAACAGATAGTGGGGATCCTTTGGGTTTATTGAGTAAAGTAATAAATATTACTGAATGGAAGAAGAGGGAGATTATAAAATTAAATTTTATGGAAAAATTTTCGAATTATGAATATGAACAGTTATATCCACGTTTTAGTTCTTATGTGATTAAAAAAGATGGAATGAAAAAACCTCTTTGGTTTTTTACAAAATATGGCAATCAAATATTGAAAGAAGAATTACCAAAACATAAAGTAAAAATTTATATTTTAGAACAAATCGATAAATCTTTTTGGATTGAAAATACAAATAATTTTATTGAAGATATTAGTAAATTGAACGCTGGAAATTTAAGAAAAGAAGAAATAATACAACAATATTTAGGTTTAAAAAACATAAAGTTATTGGTATTTCCATTGATTGCGAAAGTAAGTAGTGGAACTTATATTAGACAATTATGTGAAGATATTGGGGCATATCTAAATTTACCGGCTATGGCTGAAAAAATAGAGAGGGTATCTTATCATTTTCCATCAGAAAATGGTGGAGAATTAGATTTTGAAAATTATGAAATTTTGGTTTAGTTATCATCATCATCATTATCATAATCATTATTATTTTCGTAATCATTTTCACTATCACTATTATCATCAAAATCGCTGTTACTACTTTCATCATTTTGCAGATCTTCTTGAATATTATTCATTACATTTTTTTGCAGTAAAAGTAATTTTTCTAGTCTTTCATCTTTATCAAATGAATTAATTTTTTCATCAAGAATATTTAATATTTTTCCATTAATTAATTCAGGTAACTTTTTGTCAATTGCTTTCTTAATTTCTCTAACGATATAAATAAGGCTATCATCACTGATTGAATTATCTATAACTTCATTTTTTTCAGCAAAATTATTGCTTTTATTTTTTTTATTTTCCTTATTTTCTTTTTTATTTGGTTTTTTATTTGGTTTTTTGTTTTGATTTTTATTATTTTGTTTTTTATTATTGTGTTTTTTAATTTGTTTTTTATTATTCTTCTTTGTTTTGTTTGATGAAGTGCTTGGAGGGGAATTTTCATTCAAAATATCACTTTCCAGGGAAAAATGTAGGTCTTCCATTAATAATATTTAAAGATAAAATTATTTTAATAGTTATGTCTTTATTTGTGGATAATAGAGAACAAAAATTGATTCCCTTATTATCGGATGAACCAGGTTTTTGTTCTAAACAATTAGAATTAGGTGATGTAATTATTGATTGTGAAAATCACAAGATTATTATGGAGAGAAAAACAATTTCAGATTTTAACGCAAGTTTAAAAGATGGTCGATATAGGAATCAGAAGTTACGTTTATTAGAATGGAAGGGAATTGATGAAGGTATAAGAAAAGATGTTATATATATTTTAGAAGAGAAATATGGAGATAATAAAGATCGTTCATATTGGGGAGCAATAGTGAATGCAAATTTGAGAGATGGAATATTTGTGATTCAGACAGATAGTCTAATAAGAACAGCTGAAATTATCAAGGATATTAAGAAAAAGGTTGAAGAAAAAAAATTTACTAGTTTAGATGGGACAAAGGAGATGATTCATTTAGAGGGTTTGAGTAAGGGTGATTATAATACTCCTCAAAATTGTTATTTAGGGCAGTTGGCAATAATTCCAGGGGTTAGTAAGAATACTGCGAAAAAGTTGACAGGTTTATTTCCAAATATGAAAAACTTTATTGAAGTAATTGAAATAAATTTGACAAATGATGATGTCCATCCTAGAAAGAGATTGCAATTTTTAAGTGATATAGATTTAAATGGGAGACGTTTAGGAGATAAGTTAGCGGAAAAAATTTGTGAATATTTGTTGCAAGGTAATGAAATATTCCAGAATTGGATTATATTAAGAGATGAATCTAAAAAGAAAAAAGAAAAAATTTCAAGATAAAAAAAATTTTTATCTCTTCTAAAAATATAATGAGAGTAATTGATATCAGTGAAGTTACTAATCCTTGTACTGGATGGAATGCTGCACCCTGCAACGGTCCTTTGAGAAATTATAATGCCCTTTTCCGTGATGTTTCCCAGCAAGAACGCGCCAACAATTACATGGCCGGAAAAGATCGTGAATTTGATGTTGTCCCCCTTTATCCATGGAGACGTAATATCATTGCCGAGTTTTCTGGTCCAGAATACTACGCCCAGACTGCATATGATCTATGCACTCGTCCCAAAGGAAAGATTGTTCCCGGCGTTACTAAGACTGGTGTTGGATTGTACAAAGCTCCCATCAATGGTCTTCCTCCTTACAACAATAACAAGTGCTTTGAATGCCAGACTTTTGGTAAGAACTGCTTGAACTGCGAGGGATCAAATGATTATCGCAAACCTGCTCCCTGCAATCAGTATTAGAAAAACTA